ATGCCCTTGTAGAATGCGGCTCCGGCAGCGGCCCCGGCGGCAAGGAATGCCCCCGCCATTCCGGTGGTCAATGCTTGCCCGAGGTCTTTGTTCACCTTGTCGCCAAACTTCGATAGCGACTTACTGGCACGTTGCAAGCCGACTGTCATCTTGTCCTTTACGGATAACTCCGCATAGACGTTTGCGATTTTTCTAGAGCTTGCCATTTTGTTTTGATTTCGCGGCCATGGCCATGAGTTGCGCCTTCAGTTTTGATTCTGGATCTTCCTTTAGCTTGGCGTAAGCGGGGAGGAAATCAGTGATCTTGAATCGTTTTTTGCTGTGTGGTTGGACGAGGTAGTATTTCAACTCGGCAAGCCTGGTATCCTCGCGGGCTTGCTTACGCTCCCATGCTTTGAGGTATGCGGCGGCTTGCTCAGGGTGGAGATTGTCCCAATCCTCGGGATTGATTCCAATCTCCACCCATGCAAACGCTAGCTCATCGAAGTGCTTTTTTTTTCGGTGGATTGCGGTTCCATCTGCTCAAACAATCCGGCGATTGCGGCGGCGATGGTATCCGATTGCCATTCATCCTCGGACATGGACGCAAACAAGTCCTCGGGGGATTCGTGGCGCGCGTATTCATCCGCTGGCAGGAAGCACCAAATGAGCGCGGCGATGCCGTAGAGTTGAGTCTTTGGCTTGCTGATGAGTTTGAACGGGTCAATCCCGGCCTTGGATGCGCGGGCGAGGTAGAGCCTCGCCGTGCGTTGCGTCCATTCAAGATTGACCGTTCGGCCTTCGATGGTGATTGAGTTCATACTGCGGCAGCGTAAACGACGGAACCGGAGATTTTGAATGACGCGGTGAATGTCACGTTTTCATCCAGCGGGTTGCTTGCGCCGTATCCCTTAACAACTGCGTCAAAGGTTGCGGTGGACAGGTCACTGAATGTAACCACGATTTCCACGGGGTCGCCGCCTTGGTTTGCGGCGGTGCGGAGGAATACCTGCCCTGCGTTGGCGATGTCATAGAGTCCCGAGATAGTGAGAACGCCGCCGTCTTTGAGTCCGCCGACAAACGTGCGATAGCCGCCTGCGGTGTCATGTGTTGTAGTGTCGATATCGGTGACTTCAACCTCCGGGATTGATACGTCGGTCAGTCCTCCGATTGCGTTGCCGTCAACCTCTACGGTGACGCCGAATGATTTGATTTTAGCCATGGTGTGTTTTCGTTAGATTTTGGATTGCATGCGATATTCGAGGATTTCCCCGAAAAGTTTGGTGTCGGATTCGTATGTTCCGAATCGGTTGGAGTGTTGGAAGGATGATGCGGAGTCGCCCGATATGGTGTTACCCTCAAGGAGTGTGCGAACTGCATCCGCCAGGGTGATTGCGGCGGCTTTCGTGGATGCCCAGCAGTTGATTTGGATAAGCGGAAATTCCGTGTCGCGCTCGCCGTCATGGGTGGTTTCACCGCCGGCGGAGATGAATTGATAGACGAGGTATGGCGCTGCCGCGCTGCCGTCCGCTACGTCCGCATAAATCCGCGTGGAGACTAGCGCGGTGATCGCGCTTGCCCCGGTCAATGCGGTGTATATGTCGGATTGGTAGCTCATTTGCGGCTTTTGACTTTGGCTAGGGCTTTCTCCATGCCTTTCTCGTATCCATTGGCTAGGCCTTCGGTGATTTCTAAAGTGTTGTTTTCAACGGCGGGGCGGATGAATGGCTTGGCCGCGCTGTGGCTTGTGCCGTATTCGACAAGGTGGGAGTAGTATGATGGATCTTGAAATCTCTCTGTCATCTGCCCTTTTAGCTTTCCGCGCTTCACCATTTTAAAACCGAGGCTTTTGCCTTTGAATCCGGTTCTTGCTCCAACGCGGGCAGTGATTCCGTTTTTACCCTTGCGGACGGTTAGGCCGATGGCTTTTTTCAGTAATCCAGTATCGCTTGGAGCGATAGCTCTTGCCGTTTTGAGAACAGGCTTCATCCCCTCGCGTAACGCGTTGGTTTCGGATGCGCGTTGAAGTTCAACCGGGAGCTTAGCAAGCGCCCGTTGCAACTCTCTTAGTCCGTCAACTCTTACGGTCGTAATCATAGGTGCGTCAGTGATTGAACCGCCCGGCAGGATAGAAGCATGCTATCGCGCCTGCCTTCTTCCTCGATGCCTTCGATGTTGTAGAATTTGAGTTGATAGAGAATCCGATGAGTTCCAGGCGTGATGCCGGATTTGTAGCGGATGCGAAATTGACGGGTGATTGATTCCCGGTCGGCATCTGCGGTGATGCCTTCAGAGGACGCGATGGTGACAACCTGCCCCCAGCATTTGAAGGAATCCGCCCATGCTTCAGTTCGCCCTCCAGCGGCATCCTTGGTCATCGTGCGAACCTGCACGGTCAAGCGTCGATCCATCTTGCCGGGGTTCATCCGACCCTCCCTTCAACGCGGTGCATTTCGATGAGATGTTGCAGGCTGTATGGTAACTCCTGCGGGGTCGCGAATGCGATTGGCTTGCGCTCTTCGTATAGGTGAGCGACAAGCATTTTCATCGCGTGCATGTATCCCAGTGGCGGCGGGTTATCGTCATCGTGGCCTGCCACGAATGAGATTTGAACCGCGTCGATGCGGTCGGCGGTTGATGGCCAAACGGAATCGACGTGCTGAATTATGATCGGTTCCGCTGCGGTTAAAACCCGGTAGTCTTCGGCGTCCAGCGTGGTGAGCGCCCCGCCGTCTGCGGGGTAATACTTGATGAATGCAACCGATTGAACGGGCGAGCGGTTGACGCGCAATAATGCGTTGCCATCCGGCGCGAAGTCCTCAAATGAGGATGCTTGCGCCAGGATGGTTTGGGTGGTGGAAATGCGCCCCGTAACGCCTTCAGCGAATTCCCGCGCAACGCCGCATAGCGCCTCGATGTATGCCATATCATCCTCGCTATCCACGCGCAAGTGATCGGACGCTTGAGCATAGCTCAGCGGCTCGCATTCGGGTTGCGTGGTGATGGAGTAATATGGCCTCATGGTTAGCGGCGGGCGGCGGTTTCTTTGGCTGGTTTCGCGGTGGCAGTTTCGATTGGTTCGGCGGCAAGAATTGCAGCGCCGTCGGCAATCAGAATCGCCGCGTCACGGTCTTCGATGTCATGCACGGAGCCTTGCTCCCGGTGGATGGCATTGACCGCAACGTCGCGGATGAATTTCAGCTTCTTCATGTCAGGAAAGGGATGGGGGAGGGGTATTGCTACCCCTCCCGGTTGGTGGTTATGCGCCGAGCGCGTCGAGCATTGCGGCAAACGATTTCGGACGGACAACGCCGCCGTCGTAGTAAACGCTTGCGACGAGCGTATAGAGCCCGCCGATAGCGTTGGTCTTGTCACGGACAAGTTCCAAGGAAACGCCACCCCAATACGCTTCGTAGAAGTCAGCGAAGTTTCCGAAGAAGATCGCGGACGCCACGGAGCTAGATCCCTTGGTGAGGGTGCGGGAAATGGCGTTGGTGAATGCCATGCGGTATCCGTTAACCATGCCTGCATCGTTGAGCAAGAAGTTGCCTTCAACGCCGGAGGATTGGCGCGGAGTCTCTTTCAGCTTCTTGCGGATTTGACCGTTGGAGGCGTAGGCGAGAGAGCCAAGGAGTGCGTTTTGCGCATCTACTTGCTCCTCAAGCCCGGTGAGGTGAGTCCAAACCGGGGCTGCACCGTTGGTGCCGCCTGCGACGCTACCGATGCCGCTGGTTCCGGCGATGCCGACAGGCTCGTTGGTGCCGCCGCCATGGAAGAATGCCTTCTCGCGGATTGCTCCCATTTGGGTCGTCAAATGCCCGCGAAGAATTGCTTCAATGGCGCTTGAGGATTGATTGAGGAGCTGCTCCGAAATGTCGATATAGGCGGGCAAACGCTTAGGCGACAGCGAGAGCATCGCGGTGGTTGGGCTCACTTCATCGGCGGCAGCGTTCTCCGCTTTCTTGGCGGGGGCGGTTCCGGCGATGATGCGAGGGATGTCCAAGTTGCCTTGGAGTCCTTCAAGGACGGTCGAACCAAGACCGCGAAGGATGGATGCGTTGAAGAAATCATCAAGCAATCCGGCCTTGTTGGTGGCAACGGTCATTCCGCCCTGGTCGCCCGTGGTGGAGGTGGTTCCGGTGGCGGTCATGTCGCGGCTTTCACGGCGGACCAGCATGCGCGGAAGTAGAATTCCGCCAGCTTGAACGCCAGCGGAACGAGCTTCACGCTCGCCCTCTTGGATCATTTCAGCTTCGATGCCGTCAAGCGAAGTCATGCCGCCCTTCGCGCTGCGATGCAGGTGAGTCAGCACCTTTGCGAAGTCGAAGGAACGAACGTCCTTTTGTTCTTGGCGGCTGAGTTGTGGCATGCTTGCGGACATGGCGGCAAGACTGCGAGCCTCGGCAGCGATGGAAACGGCGATGTTTTCTGCCTCGTCGTGGAAGGCATTAACCCGGCTAGCCTCATCACCAGTCAGCTCGCGCTTTTCGGTGGTGGCAGTTTCGATGATGGAGGCCGCTTCTTTGAGCTTTGCCCCGCGCTTTTCGTTCAATTCTTTGATACGGTTCATGGTGTCTGTTTGTTAGGCGGGCTGTTGGTTGACCCCAAAACGAGCGGCCCAAACGCTGCGGAGGGGTGTTGGAGATGGTTC